TATAGTGAAACTCCGCCATTCTTTTAAGTCATTATCAAACACCCGAATACTAGTGGTTGATTCTTTGCGAGGTGTTTTACCTTCTGCTAATGGCTTTGCTTCTGGTAACAATTCAGGTTTCAATGTGCAATTCATTACACGTTCAGTTCCATCTTGTTTAGTAAAGGTAACTCTAGTACTTTCATTAATTTTAAGCATTCCAGTTAACCATTTGGTAAACTTATTCCATTCCTTATCACCCCAATCTTTGGTTGGTTGATAAGGGGTTGTCAATACTTCAAGTGTTTCCATTTTCTTGTTCTTCCCAGGTAGTGAAAAAGGTTTTCATTTTTGTTTCTTTATCCCAAGACTTGGTATAATCATTATCTTGGTCGCACAATGCTAATGCTTCTTTTTTAGTTACGACACGATGACTAACAATCTGTTCACCAATATGTTCTTGGCTAAACTCTTTTGCTTCTTCCATTGTTACAGTATCTAGTGCCCATAGAGTTTTATCTTTACCTTGTTCATCAGTACCAACTGGAACCTCTACCATATAACGTTGACGGAATGTACTTATACATTCAACCAATACCCATTGTGTCTCTTCGGATACTTTCTTAGTAATACTATATGATCCGTCTTTGTTGTCTTTCCAGTTCAACACATCACCAATTTTGTATCCATTTGATTCCATCACTTCGTCCGGCAACGGAAGAATCAAATCACCTGTATCTGGATCTTTTTGCAATGTAGCAACCCAAGAAGTGTCACCTGTCTTAACCCAATCGGGTTCAAGATTGCTTGGTTCAATTTTAGTTTCAATTTTTTTAGATTTCTTACCCATGATATTTCCTTAATTAATTAACATACGAACGAGACCAACACTATCAATAGCAACTAGCAATAGATAGTTAGCTACCATACCAAATGATTTACGACTATAAGCAGACCAGCCAAACATAATGCATTGGCAAATAAAAATAGGATACAGAATGAGAAGAGGCGGAGTTGGTACTGTGAGCGCCATAACAATCGCACATGAGATAGATAATACCCAAGCTGTAACTTCAACGATAAAACGAAAAGGGTTTGTTGAATAGTCATGTTTGATATAGCCGAGTATATTAAGTACGATTACGACCATGTTCAGCAATTGCTTCACGTAACAATATTTCAACCATTTCGTTCAACGTGATATCACGATTGTGTGCTTCTAGGCACAACTTAAGCATGGTATCATTATCCAAATCAATGGGCACTTCAACACGGGTATCAAAAGATTCACCATCAAACATCTTATATGCCTTGTCAAGGAAATCTTCTTCAGTTTCCAAATCAACCCACTTTACATCATCCCATGCTTCATTAGGATCAACATTGCGATCCTTTGCCTCAAGCTCATATGCGTCACGATAAGCTGGATCAATATAGCGATAGGGCTTTGGTTCAGTAGCACCACAGGCATCAGCTGCCGGACTAACATTCACTTCATACACTCGTTGAGTTACTGTATCAAAGATTACAGTTCCATGTGCATATTTGCTAGTGTAATCAATAGTCCATGGACTAGGATAGCAATTCCAAAGATACTCCCCTCCACTAGTGATTTTATGTTGAAAGGTGTTGTTAACTTCACTTAGCTGCATTTTCTTTTCCTTTGTAATGTTCAAGAATCGGTTCAATATCGTTATTATATATCTGTTCCATTTGTTTGTAAAGCATTTTGGCTTCCTGCTCTGTCATACCACTAGTCCAAGATGGGTCACCTTCTTCTTTACGCAACCCATAATCATGTCTATATGTATAGCACATGTTAGTGATAATTTGTTCTTTTGTTTTCATAAAACTTTCAATCCAAAAATTATTGCATCTTTTTCATTAGCAAATTTAAACACTGCATTAGCCGTTTTGGCATCAACAGCATAACTACCTGTGCATTTCTTCTTACACCACTTTTTTGCAGCAACTACTCTAGCATCAAAAGCATAATACATTTCGTGGCTGTTAATAAATAATGAAACACGGTAAGGATGTTCACGTTTAGTTCTTCTACGCTGTGAGGAGTTCATAGCTTAAGTAGTGCCCACATTGTAGTCTTTTCCAAATCATTTTGAAATTCTGGATAAACAGTTTTCAGATGACGATTATCAATTTGGTTATAACCTTTTTGTGTTTTTGCTCTAATCAAATTATCTAAATCCCAACCTTCTCGATCCATTTTGGTTTGAAGTTTTTTACCACGACGGCCCCAAAAAATCAATACTTTAGGACGGATGTTGGTTCTATCTTCCATATAGATAGCACCCCAAACTTTGTCTGCACCATCTGTAGTGTTCCAGCCAATAAATTTATAGTCCATTTCACACATCTCCATCAATGATTTCTTCGCACTCTTTCAATCCACGCTCCCATCGTGCCATCATAGCACGAAGGGCAGCAATGTTTTCACGATTGTGAAACATATCTCCTGAAAATATTGCAGCGTCAATTTCATCTATTGGTCCGTCTTCTAAACGTTGGTACGGTGAAGTGATCATTTTCATTTCCTTCCAATCTTAGTAACAACCTCAGCCTTGCTCAAGTGCAGTTGGTATAGGAACCTACGGTATGTTCGCAATGCTGCAACACTCATTGGATCTGTCTCACCTTCAAGTTCGGCAATCATTGCTTCTAACTCTTTTTCTTTAGCACGGTGCCGCTCAATATCTGCATTGAGTCCTTTTGCCTTGTTCCAAAACCATGTCATATTATCCTCCTTACTTAATTTCAAAATGTTGGTTAATATCTTCATCTGACAATTCACATGCTTCCATTTCAAGAAACATAGCAACATCGTTGCCAGTAAATTTTTCATCGCCAACAGCCGCATACTTTTTGGCAGAATAAAGCATACCTGAGCGAAATGCTTCTGCAACAATCAACTCGGCGAACTTTTCGATTTGGCCCTCTTGTGCATCGTAATAAGGCTGGAGGCCGGACTGTTCCAACAGTAGGTTAATTCGTTTATTCATTCTTCAACTCCGAAATGTTCTACCATAAGTTCTGCCATATCTTTAAGGCCGTTTTCGTATCCATCGCCGTAGGGGTCTGTGCTGTCAAACTGTGTTAGTTCAGTTCTAAGAGAAGCACATTCCCGAACAATCAACTAGGCGAACTTTTCCAAGTCAATATTGTGTTCTGAATATCTATGGAGGCATTGTTCAGCAAGTTCTTTAATTCGTTTGTTCATCTTGTGCTCCTAGTGTATGTGTGTATTATACAATCATTTTACCAAAGTGTCAACCCTTTGGCGCATCTTTATGAACCTACGCCAGGCCACACCCTGCCTGGTACGATGCTGACTCAGGGTACCTGTAACAAATCTACCGGCGATCATCCTGCCAAAAGGTTTGGCCTTGGGCATACCCTCTAACAGTTTAATCAGTGTGCGTTCGTATGTTTTCATCATAAGTGTATTATAACAGCTTTTGGGCAACTAGTCAACCACTTCTGTTTGAATCTTCTCAATGTAGACAGTGGGATCATTCTCGTATTCCCAGGCTGTTTGGGCCCAATGCTGGGCTTCTGCCAGTGTTTTGAATTTGCGGGTCCAACTGACCTGCTTGCTCTTTACGCGGAATTCAACTTTCATATCAACTCCAAAATGTTTTTCAATCAGTTCCATATCTTCATTATGAATACACTGTAAGGCACATTCCCGCACAATCAACTCGGCGAACTTTTCAAACGTCGGATTGTGACCAGCGGCATGCCAATTGGTATGATCCCAGTTATTCTCAGGATAGAATCCAGCCTGTTTAGCAAGTTCTCGAATTCTTTGTTCGTTCATTACTTAACTCCGAAAGTGTTCAATGCTGGACGCAATGTGTTAATCAATTCTGTTTCACGGCTATGTGCAGGACGCTTGCCACGCACAATCTCAATCACCCCGAATATAAAACGCTCGGCGCCACGCTCACGCAATGCACAAGACAACCCCCAATTCTTCTGCTCAGTCAATGCCCGTTGCATATGCTTTTGCATACGACGGGTCAATGTCTTACGCACATTTCCTGCAAAACATACAGCAGTCAAACCAATGTAGGATTCAAATGTTACTGTATCTTGGATAAAGTATAACACTTGATTACGATCAGTTCTACGCTTACGGGTGATTTTCAAGTTCATAAGTGTATTATATACCCAAATCCATTTAATGTCAACCGTAAGTTTCCAGTAAGGATGTGACAAATTCCGGGTCGCTATCCCCGAGGTCTTTATCTGTTGTAAAAACGCAACAGTTTCCAAACTTGGACAGTTTGCGTCCTGCATCATCATTGTCACAGACTGCGACAACCCGACGATTCAGACAGGTTAACCAGTTGCGTAGGTCGCTGTTCGGGTTGTT